TCGATCGGATGGGACGGAAGCTGTCGGTGACGGTCCTTCCGTACCAGATCAAGCGGCTGTAAGTATGGCCCCCGCAGCGCCAATGCTCGGGCATCCCAGCGAAAGCCCTGCCGTCGATCCGACAAGGATCGTTCCACAAGGCGGCTCTTGACCGTCTGTCGCGAAGCGTTTCGAGAAAAGCCCGGCTCAATGCCGGGCTTTCGCTTTGTATGAAGCGCATCAAGCCGCTGATCGGCCGCTCGGCAGGCGGCTTCGTCAAGACCCAGCCGAAGCAGACCGACAAGGAACTGCTGACACCGCAGCATCGGGAATGGCGGCTGGTCGTCTGCCGCCGCGCTGGCTGGCAGTGCCAATGGGTCGAGGATGGCAGGCGCTGTCCCAACAATGCCGACCATATCGTCGAGCGGCAGGACGGCGGCGCGCTCTATGACCCTGACAACGGCGCCTGCATGTGTGCCTCGCATCATGGGCGCAAGACGATGCAGGAGCGAGCACGGCGCGCGCACGAGGGGTAGGGGGGGTTAAATCTTCCCGGCTTGGGAAGCTCCTACCGCATTAGGCGCCATCCGCAGATTTTTTTCCCTCCCGGCGATTTTTTGAGCCAGGGCAGACACTTCAGCCATTGAAATAGCGCGCGAATTCGTCGGCGGTGCGGCGTCGCGGCGCATTTGTTTTCTGGCGCGAGTCCCATGACTGAAGAGACGGACAAAGAACCGCCGGCGACGGCTCGGCTCGATCTCTTCGGCGATCCCGTGCCGGAAGGCTGGGGCAAGCGCGGCCGGCCCGAACACATCGCGACGCTCGAAAGCCGTAACAAGGTGGTGCTGCTGCTGGCGCTGGGCTGGGGCAACGAGCGCATCGCCGGCGCGCTTTACATCACTCTGCCAACGCTGCGAAAGCACTATAAGGGCGAGCTCAAGCTGCGCGACGTCGCGCGCGATCGGATGAACGCCGCGATGGCGCGGAAGCTCTGGGCGCTGTTCCAGAACGGTAGCGTTGCGGCCGCGAAAGAATTCCTCGGCTTCGTCGAGCAGAACGATCTCATGCAGTACGGCCAGAATTCACCGCCGCCGAAGTCGACGAAGGAACAGAAGCTCGGCAAGAAAGAGCAGGCGCTTGTCGACGCGCAGCAGCCCGATGCCGGTACGCCGCTCGGCGAACTGATGGCCGAGCGCCAGGCGCAGCCGGTCAACTGAAATGTGGGACCTCAGTTGCCCGGATTGGGAAGACCGGATTAAGAATGGCCGGTCGCTGATCCCGAGCCTGCCGCTGATCGAAACCGAAGCCCGGATCGGCCTATCGTTCTTCGACGAGATCCAGTTGCCCGATCAGCCCGGCCTTCCGCGCATGCGGGACGCTGCCGGCGAATGGTTCCGCGAATTGGTGCGCGTCGCCTTCGGCTCATGGGACCCGAGCAAGCGCATCCGCTTCATCCGCGACATCTTCGCGATGTTGCCGAAGGGCCAGAGCAAGACGACCTACTGCGCCGCCTTGATGCTGGCAGCGATGCTGATGAACCGGCGCCCGCGTGCGGAAGCGCTGTTCGTCGGCCCGACACAGAAGATCGCGGACACTGCCTATGAGCAGGCGGTCGGCATGATCGAGGCGTCGCGCGATCTCAAGCGACGCTTCCGGCCGAAGGATCACGTCAAGACTATCCTCGACCTAGTCACTAAGGCCGAGCTTCGGGTCAAGACCTTCGACGTCAACGTCCTGACCGGCTCGATCCTGTTTCTGGCGATGGTCGACGAGCTGCACCTTCTAGGCCGCAATCCTTACGCGACCAAGGTGCTGCGCCAGATCAGGGGCGGCCTGGAAAAGACGCCCGAGGGCCTGCTGCTGATCACGACCACCACCAGCGATGACATCGCGGCTGGCGCGTTCAAGGACGAACTGAAGCTCGCGCGCGAAATTCGCGACGGCAAGATGCGCGGCAAGACGATCCGTCCGATGCTGCCGATCATCTATGAACTGCCGCCAGCGATCCAAAAGCAGCCGGCGCGGGGCCCGGCGCTTTGGGAAGACTCGTTTTATTGGCCGATGGTTATGCCGAACCTCGGTCGGTCGGTGCACCTGCAAAGCCTGATCGCCGATTTCGAAACGGAAAAGCAGAAGGGCCAGGGCCCAAAGCTGATCTGGGCGTCGCAGCATCTCAACGTCGAGATCATCGTCAGCCAGAAATCGGAAGCCTGGGGCGGCGTCGACTTCTGGGAAAAGACCGAAGAAGATCGCATCAAGGGCATCAGCGATCTGATCGCCCGCTGCGAGGTCATCGTCATCGGCGTCGACGGAGGCGGCCTCGATGATCTGTTCGGCCTGACCGCGATCGGCCGCGAGAAGGAAACCAAGCGCTGGCTTTCGTGGTCGCATGCGTGGTGCGACCGGGTCGTCCTGACGCGCCGGCCGATCATCGCGACGCTGCTCTTGCAATTCGAGAAGGCCGGCGACCTCACCATTGTCGACGACGAACTGACGGACCTGGCCGAGATCGTCGCCGTCGTCGAGCAGGTCAACGAGGCGGAACTGCTGGCCGCCGTGGCGATCGACAACGAGGGCCCCTTTGGCGAGCTGGTCGACGAGCTCGACAAGATTGGCGTCAACGAGGCGAGCGAGCAGATCATCGGCATCGGCCAGAGCTATCGGCTGATGCGGGCGATCAAGACGACCGAGCGTAAGCTCAAGAACGGATCGTTCAAGCACGCGCCGAGCGAAATGATGAATTGGTGCGTCGGCAACGTGAAGATCGAGCCGACAGCGACGGCGATCCGCGCCACCAAACAGAACGCGGGCGATGCGAAGGTCGATCCGGTGTTCGCCCTTTGGGATGCAGCGGAAGTGATGACGCGCAACCCGAAGCCTAAGAAGCCGCTGAGCCAGCGCTCCTATCTCGAGACCGAGCCGCTGCTTATCATTTGAACGAGGGCGACGAGCATGGATTTTCGCGCCCTCGGTGCTTCGGTTCGCGTCGCGGCGCCGGCGGTCATGGCTGACGCTGTAGGTCTTGCCGGCTGCGGTGCCGTGGTCTACGGCGTCGCGCTCGTAAATGTTCCGGCCGCTTATGTCATCGGCGGCGTCATGGCGATCTTGGCCGCATGGCTTGTTTCGCGCGCCCGCGGTGTCACTCCCGATAACAGGGCTGCCGAATAATGCGCGGCCTTTTTGCAGCTATGTCGCGCGGCGCGCGGCAGTTCAAGACGACCGATGCGTCGGATCTGACCTGGGCCGCGCTACTCGGGCAGCCGAGTTCAAAGGCCGGTGTTGCCGTCAATGTTGAAACGGCGATGCGTGTCGCCACCGTGTTCGCTTGTTGCCGCGTGCTCGCGGAAGGCATCGCGCAGGTGCCGTTCAATCTCTATCGCGAGGAAGGCGACTCCACCAAACTCGCGAAGGACGATCCGCGGTTTTATCTGCTCGCGAAGCGGCCGAACGATTTCATGACGTCGTTCGAATTCCGCGAAACGATGATGTATCACGCGGTTCTGACATCGAACGCCTTCGCCTATATCGGTCGTGGTGGACCGCCGGGCAAGAACGGAAAAAAGCCGATCGTGGAATTGATCCCGATCTATAGTCCAGTGCGGGTCGACGTCGACGAGAACTGGAATATCACCTACTGGATCGAGGCGCCGACCGGCGGCGCTGTTCCATACACGCCCGACGAAATCTTTCATCTGCGCGGCCCGTCATGGAACGGCGTGGTCGGCATGGACGCAGTCAAGTTGGCGCGTGAATCGATCGGGCTCGCGATCGCGACCGAAGAGACGCACAGCCGGCTGTTTTCGAATGGCGCGCGGCCGGGCGGCGTGCTCACGGTCGAAGGCTCATTGAGCAATGAATCGAAGGTCGCGCTGAAGGCGCGTATCGCCGAGCAGCAAGAGGGCCTACACAACAATTGGAAGACGCTCGTCCTCGACCAGAATGCCAAATGGCAAGCGATGGCGATGTCGGGCGTCGACAGCCAGCAGCTCGAGACGCGGCGTTTTCAGATCGACGAAGTGTGCCGGGCCTTCCGCGTGTTTCCGCAGATGGTCATGCACTCCGACAAGACGTCGACCTTCGCCAGCGCCGAGCAGTTTTTCATCGCGCATGTGACGCATTCGCTGTTGCCGTGGTTCAAGCGCTGGGAAGAACGCGTCGAGCTGCAAATCCTGGACAATGAAGACGGCCTCGAGGCGAAGTTCGCGCTTGCGGCCTTGATGTTCGGCGATGCTGCGCAGCGCTCGACCTACTACCAGAATGCCCTCGGCGGCGCGCGCGGCGAAACCGCGTATCTGACGCGCAACGAGGTCCGCAAG